CTGATCCGTATAACCCATAAGTCTCCAACATTCCCGTTCCGTAAGATATCTATACTTTCCATTATGTAAGTCAATTACCTGTGCAGGTGTCCGATCCTGGCGAGTCGTGATTGTATAAGCATATTTGTCAATTACAGTTGCTCTTCTAATTCCGGATGCGCCAATACATTCCAGAATGCTCGGTTGTGTTACCTCGTACACTGGATCAACTTTCTGTTCCAAAAACTCATGAATGTTTTTCATTGGCGTTCTAATCAGATCAGAAAAATCAAATTCCTTTCCTTTTAAACAGCTTACAGTAAAATAGCGTTCTCTTGCTTGTGGAATACCAAACTCTCTTGCGTCTAATAGTTCATATGTACTTGTATATCCAAGTTTACTTAATTCTTCCATATATCTGTCGTGATTATGTACCATATATTTACTTCTGATATTTTTAACATTTTCCCAAATCACATATTTGGGTTTCCATTCTCCCATCTGTTTAATAATATTAATTGTTTCCCACATAAGACTCGATCTTGTCCCAGACCCCTCTTCTGCGCCAGCTCCATGATTTATTCTTCCATCTTTGGTAGCTGTGCCTTGATGTCCAGCAACAGACATATCATTGCAAGGAGAACCATGTATCAGAATATCTGGACGAAGATTGTATCCGACCACTGTTTGCGTTTTATACGGAAGATCTTTTGCGAACATTGCATTATATGATCTGACTGCTGCTTCGTCAATCTCGACATAATCAATTGATTTAACAGGAATACCGATATTCCGTAATGCACACCGTGGGCTTCCGATTCCACCAAATAATTCTAAAATTTGTACCATAATAATTTCCTTTCTTATGCGAGACGGTAAACAGGAAGCCTACCGCCTCGTTGATGTTTAGATAATATTTTTCATGATTTCTACAGATTCTTTTTGTGCTTTTTCTTCCATTCCTCTTACATACAACAGCGTTGTATTAATTGATGCATGATGTAAATTTTTCTGTACAAGCACAATATCACCAGTTGCGTTGTACAATGTAGTACCATATGTTGCCCTTAGTTTATGTGGACTAATTGTTTTTCCTTTT